TTTTTTAGTCTGAGCTTTTAGTAGTTTAGATAATTCAGATGTTGATCCTACAAACAATGCATTATTAACTGTTGATGGGCCTTTTTGTTTCTCTTCTTCATTTACATCTTTTAGTTTCTTTTGAAGATCCATCAATTTATCAGTTGCATCAGCAACGTTCTTTATTAATTGACCTGCAACTTCATATGCTCTTGGCATCTCACTTTCTTGAGCAAGTTCAAGAATACCGTTGATGGCTTCCTGACCTTTTTCTATTATACTGTAGAGATTGCCACGAGTGTATTCATAATCCTTACTGATATGATCAGGATTTTGTTTTTCTTTTTTCTGAACCTTCTCAACTTCTGCAGGAACAATACTTGTTTCTACATTGAAAGCATCATCTAATCCGTCGGTTTTCATGTGTAAGATCCGTCAAATCCGAAGTCATCTCCTAGTTCAACTAGGTTACTATCTTCTCTAGGTGAGTAATCGATACCCTTAATTTCTGTTCCTCTAACATGTGCTTTAGCAATTGTAGTATCTTGACCTCTTTCAACTGTAATTTTATTACCTGTAATTCTAGTAACTTTCATCTCTTCACCATCAACATCAATAAATTTCTTAACTGTAATTGCAGTTCCATCTACAACATTGATTGTTGTTTGAGATGCGTCTATATCTTCACTTAGATTTGTTACTGCGTCAGCAGTGTAATCTTTGAGTGCTCTTGGTTTGACAGCGAATGTAACATCTCTTTGTGTGCTTTGTGATCCACCAGCAAGGTAACGAACAGTAGCAGTTTTGATGATGTCTTTGGATGCAGATGTGACAGGGCCAAATAGATATGTCTTTGCTGTAAATCTTAGTGTATAAAGTAAAACTCTTCTTGATGTAAAGTCTCCCTCATAATCATCTTGCATCGTGATGTTTTCTAATACAACTGGAACGTCTTTCTTTTCATTGATTAGATCTACAAGATTAATTGTTAGATTATATGATGGTTGGAAAAATGGTAATATCTGTTCTACTAACTGTAATGCATCATCATTTAGTTTACACATAATAGCAAGTTCAAATTGCATATTATATGGAACTGGCATGAATACCTTTTTAATATCTGTTCCGTCGTCTGGATTCTTAACTGCTATTGTTTGAGTTGTTGTTACCTTTCTAGATGAATCATATGTAAGACCTGTAAACTCAAATGACATTCTAGGCAAACTAATCGCAGTTGCTTGACTTAAATTTGGTGCTTGTTCTAATCTTGCTAAAAACTTTTGTGTCGGGCCATATGCCAAAGGAACTTTTACAGTCGATCCCTCCTGCTTGATGGTGAGACCATTAAACAGTGTTCCAAAACTGATGATTGTTTTTCTTAGGATTTCGTTGTAAAAATACTCAAACATTGTTATATCCTGTTACATGTATTTAGGGTGTTCCAAACGGATTGTTCTCTGAGAAGTCTAAAATAGCATCCGCTTGTAATTCAAACTCATCATTTTCACCAAATCCATCGTCAAAGTTTGTTAGGTCAATCACTCTAATTAAGTGTGATGCACTTGAAGATGATCCAGTAATTGTCTCTCCAGACCTGAATGTGCCTGTGATATTATATATCTCTAACTCATTTGTAACAGCGTTCCAAGTTCTAACTCTTGCTGTAGCACCACTTGTTCCACCAGTAATTGTTTCATTAAATGAGTAGTTACCTGAACCAGAGCTACCTGGTGATGCGATAGAAATGGTGGGTGTTACCGTGTACCCGACACCAGCATTCCTGATATGTATAGCAGAGATCGTTCCAGCAGCACTAACAATTGCAGTTGCAGCAGCAGATACTGTTGACAATCCAGTGAATGTTATTGTTGGTGATGTGGTATATCCTGAACCACCTGAAGTGATAGTTACAATACCTACTACACCATTCTCTATCTTAGATGTTGCAGCAACACCAGTTCCATCACCAATCACTTGAACTTGTGGATTTGCGGTATATCCAAAGCCAGGATTTACTAAATCAATAAACTGTACAACAGACTTTTTACTATCGCTAATATTACCTTCAATAGCAACACCGCTTAGTAACTTAGATGTAGCAATACCAGTTAATCCTCCTGCAGGTGCAGATGATATTGCAACTCTTGGTGCAAATGTAAATCCTTTACCTCTATTAGATAGGAATATTTGTTGAATACCACCATTGACAATACCTATAGATGCAGTTGCTTGAGATGCAGTTCCTACAAGAGTTAGTTTCTGTGTTCCACCAGCACCAATGAGAAACTCTTCTCCATCTGCACCTTCTACTGCCTCTAAAGTGTCATCTATTTCATCAACACCAGTATCAATAACTTCATCTTCGTAACGGAATAGTTCACATGTTAGTTTAAAAACGTAGGTATCTCTTAACTGATAAAATGGTTTTTCATGTTCTACATATTTGATTTCAAATATACGATCACCTAATGGGAAATAAATCAAGTCTCCTTCTTTTGGCCTTGTGGAGAGTTTGACATTAGATTCATTTTTCATTAGGGGAGATATGTAACTTTCAAATCTTTCTCTTGATATAATTAAAGTAACTTCGTTTGTTGCCTGTATACCAAATTTTGATAGTGTTGTAGGCATATCATCATACCCATCAAAGTTATCAATATACGCTTCTATAGGATAAGCATCATCAAACTTTGATTGAACTACTTCTTTTAATATTGATTTCTCACTAACAAATTTTCTTGGCATATAATGAACTTCTACACCATACATCTTCAACTGCTCGTTAATCAAAGATTGAACGAGACTCTGTTCACCAGAGGAGCCTTGCTGAAAGAATGGATTTAGTGCCATTATATTATCCTATAAAGTCAAGTGGTGGTAGTTCGTAAGTGTTAGACATTTGTTCTCTGATGAGTGCTATATCATTGATTGCATCATCATAGATCTGTCTACCATTTAATTCGACTCCACCAGGTAATTTAACTCCTTGGAATTTCATTAAGTTTTGACCCCACTGCTTTTTAAGATGTGCAGTAAAATATCGTTTTAAAAATGAATCATTAAAAACTCTAGCATAATCATTAGGATCTAATGTTCTATAACAATCAATAACAAGGAACTCTCCCTCATTAATACTAGACCAATCAATATCTAGATATAGTCTATCTTGTCTTTTATTAAATCTAATTTGTTTTTGTGTGGTTAACAAAAAGTTAATATCCTCAAGATATCTTTTTGTCATTGCATATGTCATTAACTCAGTTGAACCATAAAAATATACGTCATTTAAAAATAACTGATATTTTAAACTAAACATACCACTTGCCATTCTATTTGTTCCATCAAAATGAAACACTTTTGTAATGCCGAGAATGTCTGGTGGAACTTGCAAATAATTTGATGTTTCATTGAAAGTAAATGAAACCGACTGACCATCAATTGTTGACGTTGCTGTTTGTGTGGTAATACCTACGTTATCAGTATTTCCTCCTCTTGATCTTCCTCTTTTTATATCGTCTTCAGTAACTTCATATTTTAAAAATGTTGGGTATACACCATCAAAATGACGTTCTTGAAAGTATTGAATTGCATCATCCAATATATCCTCAACTTGCTCATCTGCAACGTTGATTTCCAATACTGGTGCACCTAACTGCCTTTTAGCATAGGTGATTAGTTCTGATCTAGTGGATGGTTGAGCCATTTATACTATACCTCTATCCATATTTATAGTGCGGAGATTGATGATATACCAGGTCGAACAAGAATGTTACCGTCAGCTAACCTATAGAAAGTATTTCCAGAACTAACAACCACATCATATACATATCGACCCTCTTCTAATGTTTTAGTTTGAGTTCCACCTAATGATATACGAACTTTACCATCAGCAGCACTTGTAAATCCAACAGCAAAAGTTGCTGCAGGAAAAGCAGTTGATCCTATAGAAACACTCTTGGTCATTTGAGATGAACCAGAATATCCTTCAAGATTAAATGCAGTATTTGATGTTCCTACAACTTCAAAGTTACCTTCAAAATTTGCACCACCAAGCATTGTAAAGTTTGCTGCATGTGCAGCACCAGCTTCTGGATCGAAAGTAATTTTTTTAGTTGCCATTTACTAACTCCTTTAGTAAAGATTTTATTTCATTCATTTCACTTTTTAGATTAGCAAGATCTGTTTCAATGTTTAAAGATTTCTCTTTTTCAAATTTACGTTTTCTGCGTTGTGAAATGTATTGTTCATACGCATTAGTATTTGTGTTAATAATTGAATCAGTTCTCGGATCTCTAACTAAATCAGAATGTCCTTCAACTGGAATGTAATTTGACATTATGCTAAAGTGATAACTCTTAAATTAGTAACTCTAGGAACATAAGTTTGACTTGTAGAAGTTAAAACAAATTTAACTCTATAGAATTTAAATGGTGGTAAATCTTCCATATTAAATTCATATTCACGGAAAGTTAATTCATTACTCTTAAATCCTCCAGCATCTGATTTTGGAATAAATCTATCTGGTCTACCGTCATTCTTCTCTACACTAATTATTTGACCATTGTTATCCAAGTTAGCAAAGCCAGGGAATGGTTCAAATATAGGATCAAAGTTAGGAGTAGGACTAATAGCATAATATGCTCTTATATCAGAGAATTCATTAATATGTGCCTCAAGCATTATTTTAATTGATGACGCTGAGTTTGCTAAACTATTTTCTCTAGAAACATATTGACATGCTGTAGGATCATCAAGAAGAGTGTTTACTCTAGGATCCTCAAAGTAATTTGTAATAGGTGCATCAACCCTGTTTGAAACTAAAACAACATTCATTCTTTGTAGATCTACAAGTGGTGATAAATTAGTGTTACTTGTTTCAAGGGTGAGTGTCATATTTAATGATCTATCTCCAGAATTATTTTGAGTAACAAGGTTATTAGTTTCATTAACTCTAGATGCAACCATTCTAGCAGAATCTAAGTAATTAGATTTGTTTAGTGTTACAGATTGACTTCCTTTATCCAAGAATGGTAAATCTGCTCCTTGACCCAATCCATTGTTTAAATTGGCAGCAGATATAGTTTTTAGTGTTGCTGATATTGTTGTGCCAGGCACAGTTACATTCGCAATGTTTGGCGATATAATTTGGAATGGAATATTTTGTGTTGCACGAGTTTCATAACCACCAGTGGATTTAGTGTCATTAAAGAATAACTTTGGATTACTTGCAGCACTTCCATCACTTTCTCTATTTGGTGCAGAGAATGGTAATCCAGTTTGTGCAGGAGTCAAATCTCCTGTATCAACTTTAAGTGTGTAACTATCAAATGTAATTGGGTTTGGATCTCTATCAGTTATCTCACTCATTAAATGAGTTCTATTAATTCTTGCAAGAGAAACACCACCTAATTCATATTTACGAACAGCTGTTCCTTTTATGTAACCTTTAGCATTATTACCTCTTGTAATACCTGTTATAGATCCACCAGAAGCACCTGTGTATTGCATGACTTCATCACCAATTTGTAAGAGGCCAGGATTTGTTGCACCAACAGACACATTTTCAAAAGTTGTAAAGTCACTAGCACTAACAACTGATATTGTTGAAGTAGAAACTGGCCCATAAGGTAGTGATAATTTTGTTGGAACCACATCAGACTCAACATTTGATAAAGTCACTCTGTTTGTTTCATGATGCATACCATGGTTTCTGTGATCCACTGTAAAGTGCAATCCATCGCTCACCTCAGTAATTTTCTCCACTGTAGTAATTCTAGCATTAGTATTAGAACTACCAACTGTTGTGTTCAATGAAGTTGTTATACCAGTAATTGGATCTGTATATGTCAACCTTCCATTTATAGCAAACTCACCTTGAACATTATCCAATATTAATTCATCAGTCCTACCGATTGAAACAATAGAAAGTCTTGCATTTCTACCAACAGCATTATTTCCAATTGTTGCTATACCAAGAACATCACCTTGTTGGAATCCAGTTCCAGAAGTAATAATTCTTGCTGATGATATTCCACCATCAGTAACCACAACATCAGCAGTCATGGAGTCTCCACCAGCAGTTATATTGGTAAGGGCAACACCAACAAATAAGGCACTTCCAGATGCAGGAGTATATCCTAAACCAGCGTTTACAATACCCATGCTACCTGTTCCTATACCAGCACTACCAACAAAATCACCAGAGGCATTTGATGCAGCACTATAATCAGTATCCCCATCACTAAATGCTAATTGATTAATGGTGTTACCTAGAGTAAGAACAGTATCTGCTAATGATGTTCCAATACCAACTCTAATTCTCTTTGAATTAATATTAATAGAGTTCGGTCTAAGTTTTGCAATCTGTTGATTACCTTCAGAAAGAATAGGATTATATACCTCCATTGTTCCGCTTTCTTCAAAGACGGCCTTGTTAATTATAAATTTCAGATCCTCCCACTGAGATGCATCCCAAGTAGAAGCGTTTTGTGATTTAAATAATGACCCTAAGTATGGTTGTTGTGAAATAAATTCATCAGTTAATAAATCAGATTCACCAATTCTAGATATGAATACTTTATATTTTGTTGACCATGATGCTAAACAAATAGCATATTCTGTATTATCACCCTCAAGATACACTGGTGCTTCAAAAGTAAATCTAGTTGGAACAGTTCCGTTAGCAGAAACTTGAATTTCATCAGGTGCTTTAATTATTTCAGAAAATGGTAAGATCTTTTGTGTTGGAACTCCACCTTCCATTGTTCTAATTTGGAATGTCATGGGTATATCCATGTCATCTTTAGTTTGGAAATAAACATCACAACTAGTAATGAATATACCACCACTTTCAGTAACTTGGAAAGATTGTGCTAATGGGTCATACCAACGATCCCTTCTTCCAAGTTCTGTACCCAGTTCTGTGCTAATAGGTTCTGACTTCATAACAGTAGAACCTGTAAGTGTTCTAGTTGTTCTTGTATCATTAGCAGATGGTAAAGTTTGGATAATCGCATTTCTGGTAGAAATAATACTTTCTTGAACTGTTTCTAGAGTTCCTGCAGCAGTGTAATTATCTTCACCAAATGTGTCTGTATTCTCTTGATCATTAGTGGTGTTATCAATTACAGTAAATGTTTTTGTTCCTGTTTCAAATCTTGGATGATTACCACTATTTGGATTGGGAATATAGAAACTACCAATCAAATTAGCACCAAGATCGGATATCAATCTTCTATTTGATACAACTGCTGTTGCACCACTTGTCGCACCCACAAGTTCCATTCCAGTCGCTGCATATCCAAAGAAATCTCCCTGTGCTTGATCACTCATTGATTTAGTATCAATGTTTAATATTGTTGATGTAGAAGAATATGTCGATGGCATAGTTGTAGCATCACCACTAGCAGATGCAAGTTGAACAACACCTGGTGTTCCTAAAAATGTCTCAAGACCAGTTGCACCAACTTGAGAAATATATGGATTTTTATTGAAAACTTCTGTGGGAGCATTATATGGGCCTGCTCTATGGTTTGCTTGTGCTGCTCTAAATCTAATCGCAGGAATATCTGTTCCTTCTGCTGGATTACCAGAAGCTGGTAATTTTCCAATGACAGTTTCACCAACTTGGAAAGTTCCAGTTTGCATTGTAATTTCTAATAATTTAGGAGTGCAGTATTTGTTTACCGCGACACCATCAAAGAATGGATATAACTGTGTAAGTGGTTTGCACTTAGTAACTCTAAATTCTACATTTCTAGAACGCATGGTCATGATAACATCACGACTTACAACTTTATCTCCTAAAGATTCTTTATCAAATTGTTCAGTAACAACTTTTCTTGTTCCAGTTCTAACTTGATTCTCAACTCTGAATGTATCACGAATTGTATCTTCAACTGTTATGTGAGTTTCATAAGTAACATCCTGTGAATGGTTAACACCATCACCACCATTAATCCAACCAGCTTTGATAATTTCTTCTTTTACAGTTTGACCAATCTCCATTCTATGTTCTTTTCTATCTGAAAAATCTTCACCAGCCCATACTGTTTCCCATGCATTCCATTGTATTGGAGCCATTCCAGTTTGTGGATCAACACCAAACTCTTGCATCGCCTGTGCCATGATGCCAGCAAAATTACCCTCTTTTTGAATTATTTTTGCGTCAATTCTAGCAGTGTCTGTCCATGTATCTGTAGCTGGAGTGAGTTTAACAGTTGCTTGCCAGAAACTAACCAAGAAAGGTGTAACACTTTCTGTTCTAGTTGCAAACTGTTGACTTAACCATTCTGTTTCTGTGTAGTCTAAAGTAACTACATCATCTCCTTTTCTAACATTAGTTCCCTCTACCTCAAGAAAAGCACGATCAGTTCCAGCAGGAACATTTTCTACGGGGCCTGGCATTAAATCTATAGATGTGCAATAATGCTGTGGTCTTAATTCATTAACCGATGGATCTAAACTACATTTAACTTTAAATCCTCTTGTTTCTTGAGTTTGAAGACTTGTAAAATTATCTACAAAGAAACCAGATTTAAACTTATTCAAACCATCCGCATCAGGTATGAATAGATTAGATGTATCTGTTTCTAACATTGATAATGATGTATAATATTCAAGATTCTTGATTCTATCCTCAAGATCTTTAATATCTTGCATTCTATATCTCTTATATTTTAAGAAATCAATTACCGCATGTTTAGGTGAAATTAGAAATGGTGGTAATTTAACACTCGCTAATTCTAAAGCATCGTCAACACCAGTCGGTCTTTCTCTTCTTTCTGATGGATCACCAAATTGAACTTGGAATCTACCAGTTTTATCTAAGAAAATTCTATCTATCCTACCAACAAAATGAGAGAATGTTAAATTTATTGATTCATCAGAAGCCAATATATTTTTTGCAGAACTTCCAGCAGCAGTAAATGTTCTTCCAAAAAATTCAAATGGTGATCTAACATTTTCAAGAACAGTGTATGAAGAAACTTTTGGTCTTATATCTAAAGTATCAGTTACATACTCACCGTTAATCATAGGTATATCTTTACCATATTCAAAACTATCATAAGAATTTTTAACTGTTATATCACCATCATCTGTAGATTCATAGAATCCATTTTGAAAATATATTTTTAGTTGTTTTTTAGGTGCTTTTGCATTTGACTTTCTAGTGATAAATCCATAATCATAAAAACTACCTCTTTGACCTGTAGTGAATTTATAATTAGAAGATATATTTCTACTTGGATTATCTAAAGTGGTGATTAGACCTTGAATAGATGACTCTTTAGATGTAATTACTTCTCCCTCTTCAAAAGCGGTTTCATTTTGAGTGATATATGTGATTTGTGAGTCTGTAATTGATTCTGCAACCACTGCAACAGCACCACTATTTTCACCAACAATTTGTTCACCTATAATTAAATCTGTTGTTTTTCCAGAGGGGCCATTTAAAGATGTTAATGTCATCTTAGGTGCAGATGCTTCGGATGTATTATTGGATTCAAATATACCAAGAATCCTAACTATATCTGCTTCGTTTAATGATATTTTTTCATCTTGAACTCTTGTTCCTATTGGGAAGTTTCCAGATGTTAAACCATCATTTAATGATGTTGCACCGATACCTGATGCAGAGTCCTTAGAATAATTAACTACAGTAACATTAACTCGATTTAATCTTTTTATTTTTGCAGTTGGTTTTGATTTTTGGAGAGTTGCAATTAATGTACATCCAGTTGTTGCACCACCTAAATCCTCTAATTGTAAAACAGTATTACCAGTAGAAAAATTAAACATATCATCTGTCAATGCAACAGTCGTGCCATCAGATCTCATGAATACATATCTTTCTTCATCAAAAGGTAAGAACGTTTCATTTACTCCAGCAGTAAGAGCAGAACTTAATTGACCTAAACCTGTATTTCCATTTACAACTACATCTACATCAAATATTTTTCTAATTGTCAGTGTTGAACTTGTAAGATCGACATCAGATATAAATGCTTTTGGCATTACTGAATATAATCTATTTTCTGTTGATCTTTCTAATGGTGAAGATTGAAGTTTTAAACTTGAAACAACTGTATCTGATGTTGGAATTGCACCACTAGCTACACCTGTAACTGTAGTCACACCAGTGACTTTAACATCATTTGTATTAACTTCAGTGACTCTTGCAAATGATGGAACATTATTACCCAAACCACCAAATGATAAAATATTTCCAACTTTTACTGTACTAGGGAATAAAGCACTTTCACTAGTTACTGTACATATTCCTGTTGCATTATCTTTTGCAGTAAACTTAGCACTCTCAAAATTAATAATTGGTTTTTGTATGATATCACTATTAAATGTTTTTGCAAAACCAACATTGCCCAAATCAGGGCCACCATAAACAGATTTAACATCTTGCATACCAAAAGATGTTATCGCAGTAGCAACACGATTATTTGCAATACCATTTATTTCAAATGGTTCATTAGTAATAAATTCTCCTGTCTTTTCATATACCTCTAATGATGTGCTATTACTGACAGCATTAACTAAGAATCCAGTAGCACCACTATACTTACCTTTTATTTGTGTTGGTATGGTTAGAGTGACTGGTTCGTTTAAAGTTAATTTAGAAAATAGTTGTATATCATATAGAGATATATCCCACTCATTTACAGCAGAGTTAGCTGCAGTATAAGATCCTGATTCTAAAGCAAAATCATAACATCTAGCAACACCAATCTCACCACCAGCAGCACTTCGTTGATCTGATCCTTGTCTTCGATCTCTTAAACTGACAATATATGTGTTTCCTATTCCAATATTAGGTGCACCAGATACATTATTAAGTCTTAATGTATTTCCTGTTTTATATGTTACTCCTTGATTTTCTAGTGTTTTTGATGTTCTTGGTTTAGGGCAATCTATGTAAGTAGAACTAATAGTTTCAATCTCATACCCTTTAATAAATGCTTTACCAGGTGAAACTTGATAAACTGCAAGATCATCACTTGCGAGAGTTCCACCTTGCGTAAATTGACCTTCTTGATATATACCATCGTTTCTAAGACCATTATCCAAAGAGTTTTTTAATCCAATATTAAAACTTCTAGTTACATAATCTCCTGACTCAGCAAACGTTCTACGAGCTAACTCATCTCTAATAAAACTATAGTCTGTATTTTTTTTCTGAGATCTTAAAACACCATTTTCAATAACTGCTAGTTCAATGAAATTTGAATCGTTAAAATCGTCTAATGGTTTTGCAAATAAACTACAAGATATCTTTAAACGATCTGCACCAGGTGCAGCATAATTATTAAATCCTTTTGAGTTATCTGCTAGTGTTTCATCTTCATCAGCATTAATTATATCCTCATCTATTCTTAAACCAATTCTTGCACTTGGAGTATTTGAATATTGAGATAATATAATAGTCTCATCTTGAATCTGAACGAAATTACCTCTTATAAAGTAAACACCATTTGATATTGAGAAGGATGAAGCAGTTGATGTTGCATTATTTGCAATACATGATGCGAATGATTCGCCAGATGGTATAAAAGCATTATTTTCTGGCCCTGAAGTAATATCACTATCTGCTATTAATAATTCGCCATCAGCAAACACTTTGATAGTGCTATCTTCAACACCCGATGACATGTATGAAATATAAAGTGTTAAATTACCATTCTCACTATTCTCAGACCTAAGAACTTGTTTAATTATCGCTGTTACCCCAGTTGATGCTCCAATTATTTTTCTATCAATTAACTGATCAATGTAAAATTCTACAGGAACTCCTAAATGACTATTATTTAATTCTACAGCAAAATAATCAGTGGAATACGCAGTGTTGCCTGGTATTACCTTCGCACCCTCTTTAAAGAAATGTTGACCAAATTTTTCAATTTGATTTTGTAATATAGACTGAAGACCTGATAATTCCCTTGCTTGAACAGGAAAGCCAGGTTTGAAAAGAACCTTATGATAATTATCATTCGGGTCGAAATCATCAAAATATGGTGAAACGTTGAGATTAGTTTGCTGAGCCATTGTTAATTAGAACTGTAATATTATTTTGATGTCTTCTTTTTGATTGGAAGATCTTGTAATTGATGGTCTATGATCAACATAAATCATATTTCCAGAGTATTTGTCAATTTCTGGATTAGAAACACCCTTGGTAAATGTTTGACCAAGATAATAGGTTCTATTATTTATTGAGGTTGAGAGACCTGAGAATGATGTACTGATTGATAAATTAGAACTACCACCAACAATTGTTACATTACCACCAGTGCTTGGGTCTGCGGTAAATCTTGTTGTATTATAACCATAGATTGCTGCAGTCGCTGTTTGTGCAGTTCCAACAGTGTTAAAACCAGCAATCGTTCTATCTTGCCAGTATTTTAAAACACCAGTCACTTGATCGTAACTGATGACTTTTCCATATGCAGTTACACCAGTTCCAACGGTTTGTTGTATTAAGCTATCTGCAGTAAATGTCACAGAACTATATCCAGTTCCAGATAATCTTAATCCAAAAGAAGCACTTGCCTTATCTAACGTAAGTAACTGATCAGAACCAAACGCTTTAGGATTTTCTAGAATACCTATTCTAGCAATTTGGTTTCCTGTGATAAAATCAGGGTTCTCTGGATCATTTTCAATTCTTGCATATAATAAAGCATTTGTTGCACCCAATTCCCTATAGATATCAGCACCATGTCCACCAGGTGGTGGAATAATCACATCAAGTTGTGGTGGAGATGTAGGAGTTGGAACCGATCCAGCAGCTAAATCAACGTTACCATATGTATATCCAAATCCCTCATTAGAAACCGTGACACTCTCTATTTGAGCATCATTGTTCACAACAACAGTGCACTCTGCATTAAATCCATCACCTTTAATAGGAACTCTAGTGTATGTTTGGTTAGCAGTTCCTATGCCTGTTCCTCTATTCTTGACAACTACAATTTTAATTCCACCATCAGTAGCATTATTTTTAACAGACGCATCTGCAGCGTTATCACCCCAATTCAAAGGAACTGGCATGAAATCAGTGGAATCAAATTTAATCAAGTCTGCTGGTTTGATACTATATAAGTATTTCCAAATATATCCGTCACCAGATGTACCTGCAGTTCTTGGTTCTAAATCCGTAAATGTTGGTTCGTCTAGAGATGGTTTACCATCAGGTGTTTCGGGTGTTGTTCCGTTCTGTAAACAAATATAAACCCTAAAATCACTGTTAACAACAAAGAAGTTTGCAGTATATAAAGATGTTCCACCAGAGTTTGGTGGTGCATTAGCTATGCTGTAGTCATGTCTATAGAAATCATAAGTGGTTCCAGAACTCCAGTTTTGTTTAGGAACAATTTGTTTTACATCAGCAGAAGTTATCCTCTTAACAGCAATCATACTATCGTAATAGTCATTCATGTTATTAAAGTTGTCAACTGGTGCTGGAGGAGCAGAATCCCAATCAGATTGAATACTGGTAGGATTTGGTAAACCTACAAATGCATAGTAAGAGTTTGCCGAAGTAGATACACCAGCAACAAAGTTTTTTGCATTTAATATTCTTATTTGATCCGTTATGATTGCCGACATGAACTTTTGTTTACACTTTTTTTATTTATTTAGACGACATAGTTTTCAGCCTTAAGAGCAATCTTCCTCTTAATCTGTGGCCCTGTCTTTATACCAACCACACCATTACTAGTGTTGATAGTATATGCCTGTGATATTTGTCTGTCTGTTAGTTGTAATCGACCCCAACTAAACTCACCAACAAATGATGTGGTTAAACCTTGATTCAAGGTAGAATATCCAACTGTGTTCTGTAAACCATTCCAATCTAGAACTCTACTGAACACTCTCACTGCAGCCTCTGCTTGATCAGATCCAAATCCAACCGTTGTAATTCCAACATAATGAGATACCTCGTAAATATTATCCAAGGCAGTGGTTCCTATACCAATATAAGTTCCATCCAATTCAAGAGAAGTTACACCTGATCCCACATTAGTGTTGCTAACTGTGAAATAGAAACCTGTTTGTAAACCAGTGATTGATATTGGATCAGGGCTAGTAATGTTTTCATCTCTTAAAGGAGATCCTTTTGGAATATACATATCAAACACGACTGCAGTTCCTATGGCAACTGCTTCACCATTTGCTCTAGAAATGTTTGAACATATACCAACTCCAGTGACAACACCAAAGTCTCCTCCAAATGATTCAACAGTAGTCTCTTCCCTAACGTATGTAGGAGGAGCAATCAACACTTGTGGATGTGAAACCTGGGTGTATCCAATGCCAGGTGATGTAACTGTGATCGCTGTTACAGATCCGTTTGCAATTGTTGCAGTCGCTGTTGCTATGGTCGTGCTTCCAATACCTGCAAAAGGTGTTCCACCGACACTCACAGGTTGTTGTATTGTAACTGTAGGAGCAGTAGTGTAACCATCACCACCATCAGAGATTACAATAGATGAAACTGTATTTCCGATTGAAATTGTAGCTGTTGCAGCAGCACCAGCAAGAAATTCTAATTCATGACTTGCATTGACAATTTGAAGATCTTTCTGGAAGTTTCTATCAATTGGGTTTTCATTCTCTGGATTAAAGAATGGTCTACAGTTATCAAGCCAAAATACTGTATCAGCAACACCAACTGACTGTATTAGATATGCAGTTGGGAATAGATTAGGTTCATATAATGGTCTGTCCTTATGAACTATTCTACCATCAATAAACTTATCCTCAATTTGCCTATACCATTTAACTGGTCTAACTTCAGTAGCATCATTACCTATACCAACACCGAAATATTGATTAGTAATAACTGTATCTGATGATTTAATTTCACCAACTGTCCTTGGGAATTCAATAAACCTCTCTGTATTATATGCAGGATCAAATCCAACTTGTAAATCATCACCAACTTTAACAGTTTCTACAATATCTCTATCTTTTACGTCTTCACCACCAGTTCCTCTGTAGAAGAATAATCTCATCACATCACCTTCATTTGGTGCTTCAGTCATTGTTATTGTTCCACCACCATTAAATTCATAACCTTCACCAGGTACTTGTAGAACATCATTTATAGTAAGAATGATAGTATTTTGTACAACAATGTTTGATCCAGTTCTTCCCTGTATAGCAAATGCCTCACCACCAACAGTTATTGGGAATGATTTTCTAGTACCATCAAATAGACTTGAGAAATCATCAAGTGCTTGAAGTTCTCCCATCGTCCACATATTAAATTCGTCATGGTGAACTTTCTCTAATGTTAGTTTGAATGGTTTGAATAGATGTGCATCTATAGGAATAGCATATGATTCACCAGGTGCGGTTGCAAATGTGGGAACTGTTAATACTTGAGAGTTACCATATCCAAAACCTGTGTTAGTAATTTCAAAATCAATTACACGACCACCTGTGGTCGCAACGCCAACTGTGATATTTGCTCTTGCTTGAGTTCCACCAACACCTGGTGTAGATGCATGATCATAGTGGAGAGGAATGTCTTGATAAGGTAAAGGTGCGTCAATAATCGCCTCAAACGTAGATGAACCTACGCCAGTGAAGCCAGGAACAGGATCGGTCTGTGTAATGGCAATACTTACAACACGACCATTTGTAACTGCTGCAGTTCCAATAAACTCTATTACAGGTGTTCCTGTAGAGGTTGTAAAGGCAACACCAACTTTAACTTCAGTTGCTATACCAACACCACTAATTGAACTTGTTGTTGCTCCCATGGCAGGGCCAGGATTAACTCTATAACCAGATCCACTATTACCAATGCTGACTGCAGTAACGATACCTGAAGAAGCAAATCTAATTGTAGCACCAGCAGAAACTAATGGTTGATACCCTAATCCCTCACTAGATGCAACAGAAACTATGATACCACCAACAGGTATAGATGCACTTTGAACATCATTTGTTATGGAGGATGCTGTTCCTGTAAATGAAATTGATGAAATACCAGATACCTCTGTCATTTCGTAATCATTTGTTTCACCTGCACCTTGTAGTATTCCGTTAACTAAAACAATACCAAGGTTAGTTGCAATACCAGTTACATTTGCATTATCACTCGTGAGTGTAAATACTTTCTTTTGACCGTTAAATTCTTGAGCAATATCATCAATGGCATAGTTTCTACTATAAGCATCAAAGTTACCACCCTTAATACCCGATCTATTAAAAATTCTACCACTGAAACTTGATGTGGTTGTAATACCAACAAAGTCTCTTTCATTAGGTGGTGATGTTGCTAAACCTACTTGGGGTCTATTTCCAATCGGTGCTGCAGCAAAGTTAAGTGTACTATCAACAATATTATAATTACCAACCATCTTAGTGACAACATCATGATTGGAATGATCAAGAAGATCAGTTCCCATCCAGTTTCTATGAACTCTAATCGCACTGCTGATACCAGCATTATTAGTTGCGATTATCTTCATCATCTCATTACCAACTTTTACAACATCACCACTAAAGAATGATGTGATACCAGAGGTAAACATTATAGTTTCACCTCTCTTAAAGTCTACACCAAGAGATGTGGTAACTGCAGTTCCAACTATTGGACTTTGAATAATATTATCAATTGTTATCAAAGCTCTAGTATTTTGGTTTTTGCTTATTAAACTATGCGATGTTCCCACACCAACTGCACTTATGTCTAAAGGAACATTAATTGATTTCAAAGCATTCTCTGCCGACGCTGCAAGTTTAACTATACTATCACTAACTTTAATAATAAAGACTGATGATGGAACATGTGTGAGTGTTGCTCCAATACCAGATAATCCTTGGCCAGGGAAGTGTGTAGCAGCGATTCCTATTGCATCACCAGTGCTTCCAATACCTGTTGTTGTGCATCCAACTATTGGTTGTGCTATTGAGTACTCAACCTCCTCACCAGTTACAAAGAAATGATTAGGAATAGTGATCGTATTATTTGTAACGTCTACGATACTTGAACTTGATCCATCAAAGTTTTGTTTAAATATCTCATTACCTTCATTTTTTATAGCAAAACCAGTTCTAGCACCAAAGAATGTTCCCTCGTAAATATCAAACTTACTTTGAATAGATGCTGAATTAAGGTCAATTTTTGCTGTATTACTATCTTCAACAACTTTAAGTGCATGCATAAATGTCTTAACTTCAACTGGTATGTTAGCGTTTGGAACATATTTTAGTTCTGTAAAACAATCTGTTGAATCTCTTGCTCCTTCTATGGTTCCTATACCAGATGTTGCTCCTGCTCCAGTTATGATATTTCCATATTCCGTTAAGAATACACGATCATCATCGTCAATCATCATAACTTCAGCAAATTCATATGTATCATTCAAAGTATCTTTAATTTGAACTATTGCATATGCAGCATCAAACTCCTCACCATAGCTACCAATTCCTACAGATTCTGGTGCAGATCTTGCTGGTATAGATGTTGATTTAGCGATTAATGATGCGTTCTTTAAGGATACCGTTCCTAAACCTGTATATGTTTCAGATGATAGTCCTATGGTAACAGAGTTAATATATGCAGTTACAATACCAGCATTTGGTGTAAATCCAATTTGAATTTGAGCAGTAGTTCCAAGACCAACAATATGTGGTCTAAATGTTCCTAATGGTTCCGCAGCAAGATTGTCTCTTCTATTATGAATAGTTAATTGACCATATTGCTCAAATGCTACAGTAGATCCTAAACCTACAGCACTTTGATTCATGACCATGCTTAACTCATTGTATTCAACAGTTCCTTCACTTGTTGCTATAGAAACTATAACTTTAGCAGATCTAGCATTATGCAACTCTTCTGCATTACCTGTTGCCAATCCTGTTGTAGATGCAGTTCCTACGGTAGCCACAATGACTTCACCGCCACCTTGAGACGATCCACCTAATGTTGTAGCAGCACCGATATGAACAAGTGCTGATGCTGGACTTGATGCTGCTCCTATGGCAGTCGTTGTTCCTACAATTGTTGTTGTTCCACTTCCAATGAGTTCATTAAGATTATATGAAAGTGTTACAACATTATAATTATTAAATTCACTCTTATTTGGGAAGAATTTAAGAACAGCCTCTGTTCCATCAACGTCACTATCCATGGAACCAAGATCTCTAACGGTATCCACTTGACCATACTGGTTAATCATTGATTGACCACTAATAGGATCGAACAAGGCATTAACCATCATTAATTGTCTTTCACCTGTGAATAATCTATCTTTCACATATACCATGAATCTATTTTCTTTATTACCAGTGATACTAAATCTACCTACTTCAGAGAATGCAGTGCTTCTTGGTTGATCTTGGAAATCATCGCTAATATTATCAATTGTAAGAACTCTATTTCCTACAGACTCAGCATAGTCGATTAATATTCTGTTTTGGAAAGTAATTTCATCGGATAAATTACCAGCTGCAGGAGATCTTGATTTTAAATTTTCAGTAACTAAATCAAAATTATCTACTTCATGTAAACTCTCAAATCCTTGTAAATCAATAATACCAGTGACCGTTCCAGCAGTTCCAACTACCAGTGATGCTTTTTGAGTAACTGGTAAATTAGATTCCACTTGAAGATTGCTGTATTTTCTAAATCCAGAGGTATGTGTAAGAGTGTTAACCATATCTTTCCACTTCTCTTCAAATACTCTAGATTTTATCGCATATGAAAATCTTTGATAATATTCATTCTCATGTGTAACTTGAAGGATGTCATTTAATTTACCAGTGTCATACTCCCAACCATTATTAACTAATGAAAAATAATTAACTAAGAAGTTAGTATCAAACGTAAGAACTATTTCAGAGACAGTTCCTTTTGCACCTGTTTCTGCTGATTCAATTAATCTACCAACTTCAAAATCACTAGATGCTTCGACAGTTAACCACTGACTCTCTTCGTCATATTCAAAAGCAAGACCAGACACAGGGCCAACACTAGTTTCAGATGTTAATGTTTCATTTGCATTAAATGTGTTAGGTTGTAATATAGGAGAGAACTGTGGGAAATCTCTTTCTCTTACTAACACTGCTGATGATAGTGTAGTATTAAAATTACCTGGTATTTCACCACTAGGAACATTACCACCCATACTATAAGTTACAACACCAACATTACCTAAGTTTTCATGAACTTGTGTTACTTCAAATGTGCGATATTGATATGCATCTGAATTATATCCTTTTCCTGTAGATCCAACACCAACACTAGCATTTTCCACAAATACTTTATCACCAATTTCTATTGGGAAGTTTTCTGTTAAACTGTAAGCAACTTTTAATGTTGCAGCTACTGTATCTGTAGATGCATCATAAACAAGATTTGTGACTCTAATTCCGTTTGGATTATTGACAGGAACAATTATTGGAGTTACGTTAGATAAACCAAAAGTATTTTCAATGATATCAACATAACCAGATCTATCAGGAGTCTCTAAATTATATGCTAAATCAACATTCTCGTCTTTTACTCTTGTAACACCATCAAGAACAACTAACTGTGGTGGTTGATTGTAGCCTCTACCATAAGATGTGATTCCAACTTCTTTAAGACCAGATAGTGCCTCAATCTTAATAATTTGAGGTAGTTTTGATTGTGGTCTTAATGTAAAGTCTGATGGATAATCAAAACCAATACTTTCTAATTTTGTAGTTTTAGGAACACCAATTGATGTACTTGATGCCTCTAATATAGCACCTGTTCCCGCATCAGATGTAACAGTTGAGACACCAGGTAATCTAGTATATCCCTTTCCCCTTTCTGATAAAGAAATTGCTGCTATTGGGCCATACGCACTCCTAGATGTAGTATCATATATTATTTCAGTTGTTGATGAACTGGTATAAGATGATTCTTCTGGGAATCTATCTAAATCATATGTAAACGTATTATCAGAATTTGCTAAAATATTAAATTGACCAGCATAGCGACTATCTCTAAATGTTATTGAATTATTACCGATAATTTCTTTATCTAATACTAATTCTTTATTAACATCTGGATTATCTGAATCAGTATTTGCAACTAAGTTATAGTAAAGTATTTTTGGAGTATTTTGATTATATGTAAGAATCAATTTACCATCAACACCAACTGTTCCTGTTCTACTTACATTAAATGTTGTTGATTTTTCATTTGAAGTATATTCATGTATAAAATTATAGTCAGTGTAAAGTTCTAAATCAAAAGCTGGTAAAGTATCTGCAACTTTAGTGAATGCTAAAGAAGAGTCTGATAAATCAAATGTTATAGTTCCGTTTTTATAAAATTCAAGTGGTGGATTAACAAGATTTAAAACTCCATTGTTCCCAGTATTAGCAGTGAGAATGCCAACAAATTTTGGTCTTCTTTGTCTTGTTTGGAATTTACTTCCACATAACTTAATTTTATCTTTATTGATTACATAAACAAAATACTCCTCATCATTAACTAAACCACCCATTGGACTAGATGATGTATGAATAACTCTTTGACCAGTTACCATTTCATGATTTACGATTTCAATCGCATCTGGTATTCCAGTTCTTGATGTTGATGTAGTAACTCCTGATTGAGTAAAATCTAAAGTTCTAGCAATTAGTTTTCTATTTGCTTTGTTATATTTGATTGGAACTGTTGTAACAATTCCAGCATTTACAGTTAAGAAAACTCTATCATTATTAATTAATCCATGAGTGCTTGCAGTTGAAACAGTGACTTTATTTTTTTCAGCAGATCCTTTAACAGTTTTATCATAACTCACCTTTAAACTATGATAGGTTCCAGTTCCAATACCTATGAAGTATACAAGACCTTGCTTTTTAGTTGTTGCTGCAGCACCCACAAATATATCTTCGGGATCTACACCATCACCTGGTGTTCCTAAACCAATTCTAACTGTAGATAAACCAATTAAATCATCACTTAGTTTTGCCACAAATAAATCTGTTCCTTCTGGAAGATTTGCAGATGCTCCAAACAAGTTAGCATTAGCTCGATTTGTGGAGATACCTATCGAGTCACCTGTATTTCTATTATATCTTACCTTATCTCCAGTTTTAAATTTATGATTTGGTAAACGTATAGATCTAGATGGGATGAATATCCTAGATAAACCACCACCAGGATTTGAAATAGTTACTGTTGTTCCTATTCCAGGCCCAGCAGTTGTTCCAACACCAACTGATTCCACTGGATTGAAATAGTATTCAGTATCAACTTGATTATTGAATTCAGTTGTGAATCCAACGTCTATTCTAAACTTTCTAGGATCTTCTTCTATAGGTGTTCTGATTGTATGTGTCGCTCCCACTACACCATCTTCTAAATCATTTTGATTTCTTAAAACTCTTATTCTAGAATTTGCAGCATCAACATTTAATATTTTTACTTGTTCTTGTCTTGTTCCAATACCTACTTTTAATACATCATTCTCTCTTAAAGTGAGACTGTTGAGATTATCATTAGGAGATGGTAGTTTACCTTGAACATTGAAGAATGTTACTAATCCAGTGGCAGCTACTGATCCTATTCCTTGAGAAACTACTAATTGTGCAGATGAAATACCAATATTATAAGTTTTTCCTCCAAGATCAGAACTAGTGGTTGACATCCCTGAGACAAAAATCTTATCTAAATTTTGTAATTGTATTGGAGTGGTATGAACACCAATAAATCTACCCCTTTCCTGTGCTGGATAAAATTCAATATTTTCTAATTTAGTGTTAGTAACAGCGATAGTGCCAATTCCAGGCCCTCTAATCTTAGAGACCTTTGCTACAGTTTCAAAATTATCGGCAACTGCCTCTTCAAATACAACTTTATCATTAACCTGATAAGAAGATCCACCAGTGACTATTCCAACTTTTTCTACAGCACCTTCTGATGCATAAACTATAGATCCTTCTTGTGTTACAAAATTATATGATTGACTTACGTAATTATAAGCACTATCATCTTGAAGCAATTCATATGGTTCTGTATTTCTTACCCAACCAGTTTCATTTAGATCTATTTCATCTTGATTGCTTTTAGATAAGAAATTAAATTCATTTGGTTGTGCTCCAAAGTTTTCACCAAGTAAATATGGGAATTTTGGTTTTTTAAAGTTGTCAAACGGATCACTAGAATCATCAGTTAGTGTAGATTCGAGAGTTGCAAAGTATGCATATATTCCATTTGGATATTCTGGAGTTACACCATATCTTCCATTATTTTCATCAAGGAAACTTTCATCAGTGCTGCTATTCCAAGTAAAATCTTCAATGAAAAATTCTTGAGGGAAGATGCTAGTTGGAGGTCTATTTGTTTTTAAATCAATAGAATATCCTGATTTAAGTTGTGTTACAGATCCACCTGTGCTCTTTTCATATCCATAAGGGCCATATATTGGAAGACCATCGTAAGCCCAACCAATAATTGGTGAGTGTTGTGTTTTATTTTCTTCGGTTTCACCATTTAATAATGTTAAATCCCTACTTCCAAATAATGGATCACCATCAGCATTATTTTGATATACAATTTTTCTTAGACCTCTTGGTGCATATGCATGTGAAACCTGCAACTCACGACTGATTTGAGTTGCTTTTTCTATGAAAGTATCAGATGAATCTATGTTAGTGAAATTTTTTCTAACTTCATTAACTTGCCATGTTTTAAGATTTGATTGGAATATACCAAATTCACCTGCAGATTCCACATTAAGAGAGGTTGTAGATGCACCATATCCAATACCACCTTTAATTATTTTAACTGATCTAATTTGACCATCAACAATTTCTGGAACTAACTCTGCACCAGTTCCAATACCTGTTACTGAAATACTAGGAGGAGTGTTATATGATTGACCTCTATTATTAATCGCAACGTCAATAATTTTTCCATTAGCAACAACAGGTAACAATTCTCCACTTACACCAGTATAAAGATCAATCCTTGGTTGTCTGTTAAAATTAAGTATCTCTGAAGCACCGTAACCAACACCACCATCTGTTAAGTGAACAGATGTTACCTCTCCTCTAAAGAGTGGTTGAGGTATACATTGGAAATTCTTTCCTTCTATTGAACTTATACCAACAATACCCTCTACTGTCACAACAATCGGATCATAGTTAAAACTATGAGTTGCAACTCCAATAGATCTTAAGTTTTCATATTGTTTAGTTCTAAAATAGAAATCTTTTGCAGTTGTTCCAACACCAACTGTTGATAATTTAAATGTATTTTCATCTATTACAAAAACATAATATTTTTTATCACTTGCAAGACCTTCTACAGCAGTTCCGTTTGGATCAGCACTATACGTTATAATCTCACCTGTCTTATAATCATGGTTATTAATTGTAATCCTATTAAGTGCAGTATTAATACCAGTTGGTTCGCATGTTTTAAGTTTGTTTTCATATCCTTCACCTGGCTCTAATACGTTTATGCTGCCGACTTGTGATTTACCATTAAGAGATCTAAATTGATGGTTTCCCTCTCCAAAAGCAGTAAATGCTATGGTATTAATACCAACCACTGCCTCATCTAAATTTCTGTGAAGTCTAATTGTTTTTTCTGGGAACCAAGTTGTTCCAGCATATCCTACAAAACTTGATATTGTTGTTATTCCACTGGGAGTATCTGTATTAACGTAATATATTGCACCTGTGCTTAATCCTGCTAATGCTTTCTCTCCAAAAGTCTCGTATACAACTCTCTCGTGGTTTCTAAATTTATGATATGTTAAAAATCCTACATTATAGTCATTATGAGTAGTAATCGCAACTGTTTGAGATCCTGCACCAGAGTTGAACACAACTTGATGTGGAACAGTAATCATTTTACATTCTGCTACAGCACCAGTTCCGTTTCCTCCGCTAATTGACACTTTGGGAATATCAACATAATCAAAGCCTGGATCTAAAACTCTAATCTCTTGCAAATTACCTCTAGTTGCTACAAAACCAGTAGCACCAACACCAGTGGCATCATTAATCGCTAGAAGTGGTGGATTTATAACATCGTACTTTGAACCGCCACCAGTTACATCTATAGATTTAATATCACCGTAATAACAAAGCTCTTGAGATTTATAACTTAATATTTCAACACCATTAATTAACATTCCATTGTATCCAATTCTAGTTGGATATTTTTTACCATCATAAACAGGCATATCAATTTCTCTAAACAGTTTTTGTGGTAAAATCTGTTTTCTATGAAATTCATATTTTTCAAAAGTATTATTTGTTATTTCAGTAGTAACAGTTGATTCTGATACTTTTTGATAATTACCATCATATAGATTTGATCTAGATTTTGCTAATTTTATATCATTTAAATTTACTCTCTCTACAAAATACAATCCTTCTGCAAACAAGAAACTAGATACTGTTCCATCATCATCTTTCTGTGGTGTATAGTAAATTGCATCACCACTAAAGAAATTATGATCATTAGCACCTGTGGTAATACCAATAATAGTTTGACCACCAAGAAATGTTCCTGATAGTTGAATTTTTTGAGTGCTTGGATTTAATTTGTGATCAGATCCATATGTTGGTATAGAGTTGGAAGCAACTAAATTTTTAAGTTTAGAAAGAGTATGGGCATATCCAACTTCCTCCATGTAAATGTTCTGAATATTTGCAGTATAATCATTTAAATGCTGATGATTATTATCAACATCACTTCCATCTGAATTTGGTTTTGAAAGAGTTTTTGTTATTGCAACTACTGCAGAAAGGCTGCTTATTGCAGCACCTCTAATTCTAACTTTTGTGCTGCTTAAAACATCAGTAACAGCATAACCACCATCTAAGGTCGCGTTGCTTGTTTGAACCGTTACAGTATCATTTAATCGTATTCTATGAAAATCTTTTGTCGTAACTTCGTACGTATTATTAGATGCATCCTGTAAAGTTATACTATCAATATTATACTTTGGTTGAACATTAAATACCCAATTATTTGATTTAAAATCAGTTACTTTAGCGATCTTACCTAAAGATTTTAATTTTATTTTTGCACCCTTTCTTTGATAGAAAGTATTAGGTAATTCAACACCACTTAATGCACCTGTTATACGACACCGTATGCCGTCTGTAGTGACCCCTGCAGTGCTGTCTGCTTGTCCTAGGGCATATACATAGGTATTTTGTTTAATAGGTGTAGCATCCTTAATAGTGGTGGTTATACCAGTTGTGCTTATACCTAAAAACTGTGTTATGTTAGTGCTTGAATATGTGCAAATTCCAGTAGTTCCATTTTGATATTTAAAGGTTAATGATCCTTTATCAGGGAATCCGATAGTGGAGTCAACATCTATGAAAGTCTGTGCAGCACCGACTGATCCTACGTTTCTTGAGTTAGCATGAATACCAAACTCACCGTATAGTAATTCGTCAGAACTACCTGTTCCAAACGAAGCGTCAATACTAACTTTATAGTAAGTTTCTGTTAATAAACCAACTCTAACCCTCTCAACCATTGATACAGGGCCATATGCTCTAGATAAATTTTCAAAGGGATCTTGAAAGAGAGTTTTATTCTCAAGATCCATTGGATCACCCTGTATTGCTTCAACTATAATGTCACGAGTCTTTCTGTAGTTTGCGTCTGATGGAGCAATGACATAATCAGCAGGTCTTACAATATCTACTTCTTCGTTATATAATGACTTGAATAGTATTTTAAATGATTCGTCAGTTCCTCTTGAGTTATAAAAATCTTTTGAATGACGAATGAACTGTGGTTGATTTAATCCAGTGTTTAAATCTTTTTGAAAACCAGGTAAAAATTGTTTCTTTGACTTCTTTAAAAACTCCTCTAAGAATAAAACACTTAAATTATTAACTTGACCACCACTTGTTCCAACACCAACTGCATGACTAGATGCATTAGATGATGAAAAAACAAACTCCTCTGGTTCATCAGGATTACTAAATGATGTAATACCAGAAAAACCACGAATACAACCAGTAAATGAGTTAGTTGTTAATCCTGTATATGAAATTATCTCATTATCTATTTTTAATAGACCATAACTGTCTGGAAATCCAGTCGTGTCCTTTACAGATATAGTTTCATCAAACTGACCAACAGCACTTGAGAGAGTCGTAAACCCAACCAGAACTCCAGATTTGTTTAATTGTATATAAGAATCTAAATTATTGATTATATCAATTGGGCCACCTTGATATTCTTGACCTTGATAATAAGCACTTAAAAATTCACCCACCAATGGGCTATCATCCTTCACATAACTAGGAAGTTGTTCTTTTACAACCTTATTAATTTGAACTCTTTTTTCTGTCATGTGGTTATCTTACAAGCTTCTTTTCTTTATAACTTGGGGTAACAGTGTATGTTGAACCAGATGGATCTGCACCTGAAGCAATTTCATCAATAATCATCTCTACGTTACTAGTATCTAGTTGCAAATACAGATCTTGTAATCCAATTACATCATTTGAAAATGGACAAGTGGAAATTTCTAAGATTTGTTGAGCGTCTTTTGTCTTTCCTGATGTGATATTAATAGGGTTGAGTGTAATTCTACCAGTTTCATAATTTATAGTGCCCACATTTTGTCTCTCAATCAATGGTGTAGTCGATCCTGGTGCGTCTAAGGAGAATAAACCGAGTGTTCCTGTAGATGCATCAGCGTTTGGTAGGTCATATAAGTAGACCTCATTGCTAATATCCAATACTCTAAAGGCAGATGAACGAATATTAAACCCATCCATGTATCTAACATCAAATCTGTTACCAAAATCAATAGCATATTCAGCGAATTGATTGGTTGCTAGTCGTAAATCTCTTCTCATTTCTACAGTTGTGATGTTAGAAGTGACAGATTCGTGACTTTGATCAATAACTTTTAGGAATTTACTGTATTTGAACCTTGCTCCATACTTATTTAGCTCTGCAGATGCAGCCAATTTATTAATATTATTCAAAATTTGAGAAGAAACCGTCAAAGCATTGGGTGCAAGACTCGTATTATAGTAAACTTTACTCTCAGTCTCAATAAAGAGATACTTGAGATCAAGAATTTCGGGTACAATTCCCGCCACAGAGTATTTTCGGAGGTCTCTTTTGATATTTTCCTTGATTGCATTAGGAACAAAGTCACCAGTCCGAGGTTTTATACTAATAAACACCTTTCCATACTGTGGAGGAACCAATTCTTCACCTCCATAAACAGAAATTGACTCAGTTTCTGGGTAAATTTTGTTAGGAATTAGGATTTCATAGTCATTTGAGGTCAAAGCTCGGTTTTGAGTAGCATAAATCTGTGGTGCAAACTTTTTAACAGACTCAACACTCTCAATTTCGTCTCCACCACTAGAGGGATTGATGGCAGTTACAAGAGAAATACCACTAGTTATGGTGTTTTCGACTGCATTTCGAGAATATACACATTTTCCAGCAAAAGATAGGTTGCTTACACCATTTCCCTCCGATCCACTTGACAAAATATACGAAACTTCAACAATATTTCCGTCTTCAAGTGCTTTTCCGAAGATTCCATCACCAAAAATAATCTCATATTGCTCATCTTCTATCTCTTGAATGTAATAAATGAGAGAATTTTTGTTTATTGAGCTACCTGTGACCGCATCAAACAGACTATCTTGCCTTACATAGTTGGATAATAGCGAAGAAGTCGAACTTGGTCTTACATTTACCTCTAAAGTGTCCAAATCTATGCCAGAATTGGATAAAATAAACCTTTGATTGATATTATTTGTCGAAAATGGAAAACTTTGTTCGATTACAGTGCCTTCTTTTACTTCTACATCTAAAAATGAAGCAACTCCGTCAACTACAGGTTTTGTAATGTCTTTTGTAGTGCCAAAAACGAAAGATTGACCGCCAAATTGGTTAGAAGCAGCGACTGGCCCTTTTTTTAAGGTAATTGTTGTTGGTGGAGGTGTAATTCCTGGCTCTACAGTAAAATTTATCGTCACAGTAGACGCTTTTTTTGATCTTGGTACATATCCGATGTTTCTAGCAAGTGCAACAACGTTTTCTCTAAGAGTTGCACTATCAATAAAGACCTCATTCGAGATCATATTGGCATTATATGATGTAATATAGGTATTATATGCTAAAACGTCTAAAATTGTAGACAAGTTCGATCCCTCGAAGTCATAATCCGTAAAATTCGAGTTGGATTGCAAATATTGTTTAAGTGTTTCTTTAATCTGGTCAAAATCCAGACTTGTGAAGTTTAATAGTGCCATTTATCGTGATGGAAGCAAAGCAAATTCTAATTGTGAAGGAGGTATATCAATACCGATGATTCTATATGTTATTATTACATCAAATTGGTTCTCATCAAAGTTAGGATTAACCTTAACATCAATTATTTCAACTCTAGGTTCATAATTTTGAAGACAATTCTTAATTTCGTCTTTAATTGATATCGCAGTGATATCATCGACATTTTCAAACAATATTTCACTTACACTTGATCCAAAATCAGGATCAAAGAACTTTTCACCAGGTGTAGTCGATACAATATTACGCACAGCTCTCGCTATTGCATTCTCATTCTTCAAAGCGATCAAATCACCACTCAAGGGATTAAACTTGAATGATATACTAAGATCTTTGAAACTTTTACTAACTCTTTGAGCTGGCATTAGTAGGTTTTAGTACGTATTTTTATTTATGAGGGTTTCTTAACGATATTCAGTGATAGTTTCGTAACTCTCAATCTCATAATCCAATCCATCATCATCTACATCATGAAGACGTTCATAAAAGTCACTAGAACTCTCTGTATCAGTCTTTTTAGGTGTTAGAGAGTCATTGGAAATCTCTCTTAGCATTTTCTTTGACATAAGAACCTCCAAGTAGACACAAAAAAGTGCCTAAAAGAACATTTGTTCCTATTTAGACACTATATTTGTTGTTTTTTAACCTAATCCGTCTAATGCGGTATTTCCGATGCCTATGTCACCAAATTCACTTCTTTCTTTTGCTGTTTTCCAGAAATAATTCTCTTCAGAACCCAATCCATCACGATCATGACCATTTTCAACTTGGTAATAAACTGTTGATACTTTAAAGTCAGGATTATTGGGTACTTCGGGTGTAATACTATTATCATAGATACGCATCCTATTATTAGGATATAATGCAAACTGTCCATTATCCAATTCTATTAGATTATGTGACTTATGCTCTGCAGGCTGCTCACTGGTTGAATAATCAACTGCATCTACGTCTTGGTGATAGTTATCTAACGTACATATATAAGTGCCTGTCTGCGTTCCATAGTCTCTTGTATACAGTTCATAGTGCATTGACCCTATAAACTGCTTTTGGACTGCTACAACCCCATAATCCATACAATTCCAGAATTGTAAGTTATGTAAGGTCATATCAGGATCTGGAATCTCAGGTGACGAGAGAAACGCGGATATTGGCAGCTTGTCAAACATTGCAGCATACTCAGGTAAGTATGTTTCAAAGTAAAAGGCACGGCCAGGTATTGACTTAGCAGATACCCAAACTCCCTTGACAAATTCGCCATGACCACTCTTATGGTCAGTTAAGTATTCTTTTCTTACCCATACCTCATAGGATGGTAGGTTAGTTATAAGTGTTGACATTTAATCCCATTCTATTATATCGGGGCATAGAAGAGCATTACGAAGGTCTCTTGCATGCAGGTTGTGTTCGCATAATTTACTCATCCAGACTCTATCATCTAGATCTACTTGATCATCGGTGGATACCATTCGACAGCATATGTCGATTAATCTGTTCCGATACTTTGTGCTTAACATAGGTTCTTCTCCGAGAAGTCGCGGACGTTAGTTTAATTGTGTGGATCAAACTTGTAAATTATATAGAGTGCTGCGATAAAGAAAATGAGAAGTATCGCAATAAATTGTATCATTTTAAATAATTCGAGTTTTTTCGTGACCAACGCGAATCCGAGGATCGCACCATATCTCGTAATCAGAGTCTTGTGCATCTAGACAGAAAGATACGTCTTCACCACACATGTCCTGTACATCACCAGACTCAAAGACTTGCATCTTCGGAGCAAACCAAGGATACTCAAGTTTCTCAAAGACACCGTGTTTAATCAGCACCCAACCAAAACCAGTATAATCACATGTGAAAGGTTTTTTACGCTTTTGCATAGTTTCCACAGTTTCGTGATTCATTACACCACCATTCTTACGGAAGTCATCTTCTTCCAGCCAATGAGCGATACTGGTAGTAGATCCATCTTCCGTTGCATACCAACCAGCAGTGATCTCCTTTTCTGCACCTTCTGCAGGTAATGCTAAGTCACATAACTGCCAGAACTTATTAGTATCAAATACTATATCTGAGTCAATCCATAACTGATAGTCATATTTAAGTTTACCATCCCAAGGTATTTGATTAGGGCCTCTCAATACATTTGCACCTAATACTTTACATCTTGCAAAGTTTACCATAGAGGAGTAATCTTGAGAGATCTGTATACTCATTCCATTCTGTACCATGTCAAAACATAGTTGCACGAAGTTCTTAAGGAAGATATAAGAACATCCTCTGCCTGGTAGACAGAAGACAATTGCCTTTCCCTTCATTCGTGCCTTAATTGCATCAATATCCCAATCAGGTGCTTTGGTCTTTGGTGCAACCGTTTTTACTTTAAATCCTTTCGCCATTAAGATAAGGTCACTACATTATTATTTTACACCCTTATCTATACGTTGTCAATATGAGTCATCTCCAGAAGGTTCGGTATATATGACTTTTCCTGGCCCTCCATAACCCACCTTGGGGGCGAGTTTTACATATGAAAGGTCACTCTCTGTATAATCTGTCTTTAATATTCCAACCATTACCTTTAG